GGAAGCGGAGGTGCTTTCGGAATGAAAATGCTGACGCTTTCCATCGGCAGGCCCAACCCCAGGCAGCGCATGGCCATGGTGGCCAAACAAAAATACGTGATCTTCGGCGGCGCGCGAGGCGGCGGGAAAAGCTGGATGGTGCGGGCCAAGGCCATACTGCTGGCGCTGCGATATGCGGGGATCAAAATATTGATCGTGCGCCGCACGTTCCCGGAATTGACCAAAAACCACATCAACCCCTTAAAGAACGCGCTGCGGGTGAACAGGCGAAAGGAGCGGCTGGCCAGCTACAACGGCACAGAACACAAATTCACCTTCCCAAACGGCAGCACCATCACCCTTTCATACTGCGCGCGGGACGATGACCTGGGGCATTTTCAAGGCGACGAGTACGACGTGATTTTCATTGACGAGGCGACCCAGCAAACGGAGTACCAGATCAAAAGCATTGCGGCGTGTATGCGCGGCGTGAACGAATTCCCCAAGCGCATGTATCTTACCTGCAACCCGGGGGGCCGTGGGCATCAGTACATCAAGCGATTAAAGGACGGGAATTTCCTCAAGAATGAAAAGCCGGAAGAATATGTATTCATCCAAAGCCTGGTGACGGATAACGCGGCGCTGATGGAAAGCAACCCAGATTATATCGACCAGTTGAAAGCGCTGCCGCCCAAGCTGCGGGAGGCGTGGCTGCATGGCAACTGGGACATTTACGAGGGCCAGTATTTCGAGGAGTTCAGGAACGACCCCGACCACTACGAGGACAGGCGCTACACCCACGTGATCAAGGGCTTTGCGCCCAAGCACGGCTGGAAAATATACCGATCATTCGACTGGGGATATGGCAAGCCGTTTTCCGCGGCCTGGTGGGCGGTGGATTTTGACGGCGTGGTGTACCGCATCCTGGAATTGTACGGTTGCCGGAAGGACGACAGCGGCCTGGACATCCCCAACGAGGGCGTGAAATGGACGGACGATAAGATTTTTTCCGAGATTGCCCGCATGGAGCGGGAACACTTGTGGCTGGCTGGCAAGAAAATCACCGGCCCGGCGGACAACAGCATTTTTGACGGAGAGGAGACGGGACTGTCTCACGCCGACGCGGCGGCCAAATATGGCATTTATTACGACCGGAGCAACAAGGACCGGATACCGGGCTGGATGCAGATGCATTACCGGATGGCGTTTGATGAAAACGGATTCCCGATGATGTATGTATTCGACAACTGCAAGGCGTTTATACGCACCATCCCGACGCTGGTATACGACGAGCACGCGGACGAAGACCTGGACAGCGACGGGGAGGATCATGTGGCCGACGAGACCAGGTATTTCCTGATGAGCCACCCCATAGCGCCCAGGGAAAACAAGCAGGAATGGGTGCCGGAAAGCGACCCCTTGAACCAATACGATCACAGGAGGACATAAAATGAGCGAAAAAATGAACAGAAGGCCGGAAGAGGAACAGGGCATGAGCCCGGGGGCGCTGGCGGCGATCCGGGATTTTCAAATGCAGGGCGGAACGCTGCCCCAGGGAATGGGCGCGCCGGGAGACGCCGGCGGCATGAGCCCGGGGGCCATGGCGGCCCTGCGGGATTTTCGGGGGCAGGGGGGCATGCTGCCGCCCGGAATGGCCGGCATGATCCCCATGGGCGGGCAGACGACGCCGGAAGAAATGGGGCGGCCTGCGCCTAAGCAAAAGAAAATGAGCAAGGAGCGCGTCATGGAGGCGACCCGGACGCTGATCAAATACAAAAGCGCCAAGGCGAGGCTGGAGGAAAGGCTGGTAAACAATGAAAAATGGTGGGAAAGCCGGGCCTGGGGCGTGATGCAGGAAAAGGGCAACCCGGCCAACGCCAAGCGGCCCACCATGTGGCTTTTCAATGTGATCATGGGCAAGCATGCCGACATGATGGAGGCATACCCGGAGCCGGTGATCCTGCCCAGAGAGGAAGGAGACCAGGCGGAGGCGCAAAAGCTGACCAATATTCTGCCGGTGGTGCTGGAACAAAACGATTTTGAAGAAACCTATTCCCGGCAGGCATGGGAGAAAAATAAGCACGGAACCGGGTGCTATGGCGTGTTTTGGGATCAAAACAAGCTGAACGGCCTGGGCGACATCAGCGTGGAGGGCATTGACCTGCTGAACCTGTTCTGGGAGCCGGACATTGAGAACATCCAGGACAGCGAAAACGTGTTCCTGGTGACGGCGCAGGACGAGAAAAAGATCAAGGAGCAATACCCGGAGCTGCAAAACGAAAGCCTGCGCACCGAAATAACGCTGAAAAAATACGATACAGAGATCAGCACGGCGCAAAGCGAAAAAGTGCCGGTGGTGGACTGGTATTACCACACGAGAGAAAACGGCAGGCAGATTTTGCAATACTGCAAATTTGCCGGCACGCACGTGCTGTACAGCAGCGAGGACGATGCGAACCTGCAGGGGCGGGGCTGGTATGACGACGGAGAATATCCCTTTGTGCTGGATCGGCTGTACCCGAAGAAGGGCAGCCCGGCGGGCAAGGGATATATCGACCTGGGCAGGAACGCGCAGGAGGAAATTGATCTTTTGAACCAGGCTATTTCCATCAACGCCCGGGCGGGGGCCATCCCAAGATGGCTGGTGGGATCAGACGCCAACATCAACCAGGAGGAATATCTGGATTTCACCAAGCCCTTTGTGCACGTACAGGATGGGCACGTGAGCCAGGCCAACGTGCTGCCATTCCCCAGCGTGCAGCTGAACGGGAACTATATCAGCGTGCTCAACAACAAAATCGAAGAATTGAAGCAGACGTGCGGAAACCAGGACGTGACAAACGGCATCACATCCGGCGTGACGGCGGCCAGCGGGATCGCCGCGCAGATGGAAGCGGCGGGCCGCAGTAGCCGGGACGCCAACAAGGGCACATACCGGGCATACAGCGCAATTTTGCTGAAAGTGATCGAGCGGATCCGGCAATTTTACGACATGCCCAGGCAATTCCGCATCCTGGGGAAAAACGGGGAGCAGGAGTTTACCAGCTACGATAACAGCGGCTTGCAGATGCAGCCACAGCCCATGATCCCGGGCGTGAGCATGGACATGGGCATGCGGAAACCGACCTTTGATATCAAGGTATCGGCGCAGAAGCAAAACCCGTACAGCAAAATGAGCAACAACGAATTGATGCTGCAGCTGCTGGGAGCCGGCGTATTCACCCCGCAGATGGCGGATCAGAGCCAGATGCTGCTGTCCATGATGGATTTCCCGAAAAAGGAAGAGCTGCTTAAAAAGGTGGAGGGCATGAGCCAGACCATGCAAATGCTGGCAATGTGGCAGCAGATGGCAATGGAGCTGGCGCAGAAATACGAACCGGAAACGGCGGAGCGGATGGCGCAGCAGATCATGGGCGGCCCAGAGATGGGCGGCGCGCCCGTGGCGGCTAAGCCTGTGACAGTGCCAAATGAAAAGGGCGTGCGGGAGGACAGGCGCATGGAAGCGGCCAGGGAAAACAGCAGGAATGTGAGCCAGGTGCAATAAGGCCTCATCCGGGGCCTTGCTGAAAACATGCCAAAGGGCAAGCGCCGAAAGCGTCGCAAACCACAAGAAATGAAAAGCAACCGGGCCGAAGGCACGGATTGCGGCTAACCAGCCGCATGGGAGCACGAGCGCGGGCAAGCGCCGAAGGCGTCGCAGGCCGCGCGTACAGAAGTGGGGGGCTCTAAATGAGCTCCCTTTTTTGATTTACTGAGATTGCGCAAGCGGGAGCGGCCACCATACGGCCAGACGGGATCGCCCACCGACGGGCAGAAGGGAGAAACCCATGATCGAAATGGAGCTGCAACGATTCGCGGAAGAGGGCGCGCCGGCGGGGAGCGCTGCGGGGGCAGAAGGCCAGCAGGGATCCGGAATGGCAGACAGCCAGGGGGCGGATGCGGGCCAGGGCGGTGGAGAAACCTTTGAGGAGCTCATCAAAGGGAAATACAAAGCCGAATACCAGCAGCACGTGAAGGACGCCATTGGCGCCAGATTTCGCAATCAAAAGGACCTGGAAAGGCAATATGCCCCCATCGCCCAGGCGCTGGGCCAGAAATACGGCCTGGACCCAAAGGACATCGACGGCATCACCAAGCGGCTGACGGACGACGATAGCCTGTATGCCGACGAGGCGAACCGCCTGGGGCTGCCGGTGGCGACGGTGAAGCAAATGAAGCAGCTGGAGGCTGAAAACCAGCGCATCCGGGCCCAGCAGCAGGAGGACCAGCAGGAGATCGCCCTGCGGGCGCATTTCCAGCGCATCAGCCAGCAGGCGGAAGAGCTGAAAAGCATCTTCCCGGACTTTGATCTGATGCGCGAAATCCAAACGAACCCGCGCTTTGCCCGGATGACGGGCCCTGACGTGGGGCTGAGCGTGAAGGACGCATACTACGCCATTCACGGCGACGAAATCCGCGCCCAGGCCGCCCAGGCGGCGGCACAGCAGGCCGGGCAGAGATTGGCCGCCAGCATCCAGGCGGGCGCAAACCGCCCGACGGAGGGCGGCGCGAAGGGCGCCGCGCCTATGCAGGTGGGCGTTGACTTGGCACACTTGAGCAAGGAGAGCCGAGCCGACATCCTGCGCCGGCTGCACAACGGAGAGACCGTAGACCTCAAAACGATTTACTGAAAGGAGTAAAAAGCATGAAAAAAATCAAACTGTTTTTCATCCGGCTGCTTTCGCTGCTGCTGCCCTGCGCATGCGCGGAAGAAAGCCAGGCCGGTAAAGTTCGCATGGACCTGCAGCGATTCGCTGACAGCGGCGGCCAGGGCGGCAACCTGGTGGCGACAACCCAAAACTTCGTGAACGCCTACACCGGCGAAGCAACCTCGTTCGACCCGGCCAACACGATGGAGCCGCAGAATAAGACATGGTACAACACCCAGGCGCTGGAGAACAGCCGGCCCAAGCTGGTGCATGCGCAGTTCGCAAAAAACATTCCCTTGCCGCCCAACAACGGCACCACCGTGGAAGTGCGCAAGCCCAACACCATGCCCGACGTGAGAAAGCTGACGGAGGGCGTGATCCCGGACGGCCGCAAGTACGGCTACACCAACCTGACGGCCAGCGTATACCAGTATGGCGACTATGCCGCCGTATCGGATCGCCTGTCCCTGCACGCCATCGACCCAGTGGCCCAGGATATCACCGAGGAATTCGGCGCGGCCGGCGGCAACACCAAGGACAAGCTGGCCCGGAATATCGCCCAGAGCGGCAGCAATGTGATGTACTGCCCCAAGGTATCCGGCGGCAGCGAA